TGCAGCGTTTCTACACTGCGGTTTTGGATAGGGTTCCCTTACAGGGACAAGCTCTGCTGCTGGTCGGGCCGACAGGTCGCGGCAAGTCGCTATTGTCGAACAAAATTATCAGTGGCCTTGTAGGGGGTTTCTCTGATGCGTCTGACTACCTGTCAGGTCAGACGAAGTTCAACAAAGACTTAGGTCGTGTCGCCTCATGGGTTATTGACGATACGACCTCGGCAGCTAGCTTCCAAGACCAGAGACGTGCGACCGAACTGCTCAAGCGTGCGGTAGCCAATCCGAGAGTCGAGTATATGGCCAAGTATGCGGACGCCATGTCTATTCCTTGGACAGGTCGAGTTATTCTGTCGCTGAACATGGACGCTAACTCACTGTCAGTGATCCCGTCTCTGGATACCAGTAACCGCGATAAGCTCATGGCTTTGTTGATTAGCAATAAGTCCACTAATAGTTTTCCGGCTAACTCCCAGCTAGAGGCTACCATCGAACAAGAGCTACCGCACTTCGGTAAGTTCCTACTCGACTGGAAGGTTCCCAAAGAGGTCGAGGACGTTGGTCGGTTCGGTGTGCAGTCATACATCGACCCCACCATCGCGGACGCCGCTTACGACAACAGCAGTCGTAGTTCCATCGCGGAGTTGGTCGAGTTCTTCGCCAAGCGTTGCCGTGAGATTCACCCTGACATGGGTAAATGGAGCGGGACTCTGACTGAGTTTCAGGTGATGGTGCATGAACTAAACAACGGTCGTGACGTTGGTTCTTCCCGTAATCTGGAGTTCTGCCGGAGAGGTATGATCACTTTGGAAGAAGCTAGTCGGGTCAATAACAAGATCCGTCCCGTAATGTCCCAAGGACAGGGTGGGGGTAAATTATGGAGTATTGATCTCAGCGAGAATTACGATATAGGTTATACAGCGGATGACAAACGAGGACATTCAGATAAAGAGGCAGGAGCTTTGCGGTGAGTTCTGGCTAGACCTTCGTGAAGCGATAGAGGCTGTGGGGGGTGATCCATCAACCATAGACCTCTACGCGGATGCCCCGCTGAGTGAGTTTATCGAACTCGTCGCGCCAAACGGAATAAGGCCCGTCTTTAAAAAGGCGGGTCATATTCATCACAAAAAACTACCGCCGGAGGAAGAATGACTCGAAAGCATCGGGTCGACGGGTCTTCTTAATCTCGATGTTGTATCCGTCGGCCTTGAAGCGGAACCCGTCTTTGTCGTGAGTTCCCCTCTTGTTGAATCGTTTTTTGTGGATGATCGTCTTCTTAGGCGTCCACCCGCAGAGCCATACCTTGCGTAGACCTTTGTGGACCCGCATGAAGAAGTATACGTCGGCCTCAAACTTACTGAACTTGGTGCTGACTACTGAGGCGTTGTAGTCCAGCTTGGGAGGGGTGTTGCAGCTCTTAGCCTTAACGTCAACCTTGAGACCTTTGTATTCGTAGTCGTGGGTGTAGGACTTGTCGCCGACGTAATTGAACTGCTTAAAGGTATTCTCGAAAGCGACCTCACCTAAGAAGCCAGTCATGTTTCCCTTACCGTTCGTGAACGATGTCCTTAACTCACCTAAAGCGTCGGATCTCCGGCACGCTTCCGCGACATCTTCTGGCGTAGGTTTGTAGAGTATGAATCGACTCATGATTTGCGCTTACGCGCTTTCTTCAGGAGACTTTTTTTGCTCCTATAATTTGCGGTCTTCTCCGCGATCTTCTTAGGCTGCTTGACGAACTGCTTGCCGGATCTCATTCCTTCACGCTTCTTGCGACTGGTTCGGGCATATTCCTCGTCAGTCAAAGCTTCACGCGCAGCCTTTGGTAAATACCGTTCGCCCGTTTTGAGCGATGGCTTACCAGACTTGGTTCCCCATTTCTCTCTCGTCCAGTTGTCGAGTGATCTCTGTGAAGCTTTCTTAGGCATTAGTTACTAATTGATTTAGTAGCTGGTAATTTAAGTGGCTCAGTAGCTGGTGACCCTTCTTTAAGCTTTTTAGCGTCAAGGGATAGAATATAGCTTTTTAGGTGCTTCAACGAATTTGGGTTATCGATAGTTTTTCCCAACATATCTAGTTTACCAGATTTCGTGAATTCAGTCAGAGGCGTATCTCCTTCCATTTTAAAAGATAAACCAATTTTTTCTTTATCGTTAGCCCATGCGGATAATCCGAGCGCACCAGCATCACCAAAAATATCTACTACGTCCTTATACCAACTTTTCATAGCTTCTAGGGCGTCCTTTTCTTTCTCCTCTTTGCTTTTACCTGTAATAGAAGACTCTACAGCCTGTTCAAAAGTTTTTTCTTGTGGGTCCATAATCTTGAAAAGTTAGTATCCAGATTGAGGTTTAGACCTTTTACGGATAATCTTCTTAGCCTTCTTCTTGGTAGACGGCTTAGTGTGTCCGTAGCCTTTCTTCTTCATGGCAAGGTGCTGCTCATAGGTGTTAGCCTTGTAGCCTTTGCCATTCTTGTCATACATCATGTGTGGTTTAAAATCCTTCATTAGTCTCTGTATCCTCCTCCTGCTTTCTTGTATCGCGCTGCTAGTAGTTGTGCTTTTCGTGCTGACCACTGGCCAGCTTTACCGCCTTTAGTCCCTGCTTTGATTGAGTTGAACAAACGCTTACGGAGCGAAGGCTTCGTGTAGTTGCCTGCCTCGTTGACCTTTGATTTCTTTTTCATTCGGCCACCCTTTGTTCTACCCGTTCTGCGAACGATGCTTTCTTCTTCGCTTCCTCTTTCAGAAGGTTAGCGAGAAGTTCCATTCTGGATGCTACGCCTGAACCGGATTCTTTAGCTGCTTTGTATTCGTCATTGTCGAGAAATTCTTTGGCGGCTTCAGTGAATTTACCTTCTCGGATGTTCTCCATCGCTTTAGGTGAGCCGGACAAGCCGCCTCTATAAACAGATGAAATAGCAGCATCTTGAAGGTCTGGAGAAAGGTCGAAGAACTTGTCGCCAAGCATATCTGATTTAATCGCGCGCGACGCTTTATCGGTAATCGATTTCATCATCACGGCTTTGGCGGTTTCTTCAGTGACAGACTTACCAGAAAGGTCGGCTTTCTTCGCTATGCCACTCTTCCCCATTGTAATCTTTCCAGTGTAATAGGGCGACTTCTTGTAAGCGGCCTCACTACCGTCACCAATGAGGTTACCGTAGCCGATAGTCCAATATCCTTTGGAGTCTTTGTAGGGCTTGGCGACGAACCCTTCTCTTTTCTTTACCTCTTCTGCGAGCTTTGAAAAACTATAAGGCTTTTTGTTTGGTCTGACTAATACGGGATCTGGCATTACTTTAGGCGTTTAAGGATTCGTTCGTAGGCTGGAAAGAAGACCTCGTCGATGCAACGGATACACGCTTCTTCCTGAAAGCTCTCGCAGAACGAGATGCCTGAGATGTGGAAGGAGGCGTGCAACATTTCATGACGTAAGGTCGGGATGATTTCGTGTTCTGGTAGTTTATTGTGTAACTGGATTATCCGCTTCTCATGAAGATACTGACCGTAGCACTCGTCTAACACAGCCTTTTGGATCTTGATCCGCTGACCCGCAATCATGACTGACTTTAGGGATTTCACTTTCTTGATCTGTTTCTTGATTTGCTGAGTAGTCGTAAGTTTCTGCGTGAGTTGTTTCTTGGATTACCATCTTTGTGATCAACGTCCTTGCCCTTGACCCGCTTGCCTAAGATCTTCTTCATCTTACGGCGTGCGCCATTGCGGCTAGCCCGATTCTTTTTCTGCTCCGGCTTGCTGTGGTAGTTGTCGTATTCTTTTTGGTAGTTCCTCATGCGTTGTTAAAGTAACTGACAATCGCCTGTGCGTATACGTCGGCCAGTAGTGAGTGCTTTGCGTCAAAGAGAACCCATTCCTTTGGGCAGCTACCGAAGAAAGGTTCGCAGATAACGGCTGGCGGTGGCACGCTCCTCAAGAACCCACCCCCGCGACCGCCTGATTCAATCGGCTTGATTCCTCTGTCCGACTGCACCTTAAAGGTTTCGGCGTGGGATTCGCGGAAACACTCAGCCAGACGGCGACCGTTGTTGCTGGTATGGTAATGCAGATATTCGTAGCCCTCTGCTTTCGAGCTTGAGTAGGAATTGAAGTGCAGCTCAATCGCGATGTCGCACTTCTCCTTCGCAACGCTTTCGCCCAACCAATCCATCGCGCCGCTGTAGCTCTCCGACGGGTAGTCATCAAACA